ATGAAGAAATAGCTGAAGATGTGATGCGATATGCGACTGCTAGTGTGCGAGAGTTCTATAAAAAATTAGATTTGGAAGTAAATGATGGATTATCTACAACAAAATCATACACATACCATTGACAAATCAGAAAATACTGATATACCTTATGATTTAAGGATATTTTTAGACGAATTTGGTGTGAGAACACCTCTTGTACCTGTAAAAAGTGAAAAACTGTTGCAAGAGTACAACATATGGCTACCATCTGATGAAAATACAGAGCCACCATTCTAATGTGTTCTGCTCTGGGGCAGAACGAGTGTAAAGGAGACAATATGAAAAGGAAAATACCAACTGACAAAAGCACACTTCATGCTTTATTCATGTTTTATAAGACAACTAACTCTTTTAATAAATTACGTGAGCAAACTAAGAGAGATTACTGCAATGTTGTTAATTCAGCATTGATGGTAAAGATTGATACAGGTTTGATGCTAGGTAATATTAAATTAGGTGTGTTATCTAGGCAACACATCAAGTTAGCATACGAAAAATGGCTAGAAAGAGGGGTGCGAACTGCTAATATGAGTCATTCTGTGCTTAGAAAGGTGCTTAATGTAGCAATTGAGTACGATATTGTATCAACTAACCCTCTCACAGGCATTGAAAGGCAACAAGAACGAGCTAGAAAGGTGTCATGGACAAAAGAACAGGTCAAATTGTTCCTAAATACTGCCTATAGCAAGTGGAGATGGAGAAACATAGGACTGATTGCACACATGGCTTACGAATGGTGTCAAAGAGTGGGTGATATGCGTACTTTAAGATGGAAAAACATCAACTTTGATGATCAAATACTAACACTAGAACAGTCTAAGCGTAGGGCAGAAGTTTTCTTGCCTATCTCTGATAACTTAACACGTATGCTGACACAGCAGAATGAGGACTTTGGCTTCCAAGAATACGTAGCACCCTCTGTACGCCCATTTAGAGGGGTATACAGGCCGTATACGTCAACTCAAGTGTCTTTCATTGCAAATAAGATAAAGGCTGTGTGTGAGCTTCCTATGGAGTTACACGTAATGGATATGCGTAGGACAGGAATCACAGAGATGGTGGATTCAGGTGTAGATATCACACAAATCATGTCTGTAAGTGGTCATCAGAACCTACAATCGGTGACTCCTTACATAAAACACACCTTAAATGCATCTAAAAGTGCGCTATCTAAGAGACAGTCATTAAATTATTAATGTGTAGGGGGTTGACAAATTGAAAAGACTTACGATATACAATTGTAATACAATAATGGAGCATCTAAATGTCTTTAAATACATTTATAAATGATTTACATATCAGTGAGGGTGAGAGCATTAGAATGGATTGCCCCTCATGTAGAAGTCGTAACACTTTTACTGCGACAAAGATAGATGGTAATATTGTTTATAACTGTTACAAACTTAGTTGCTATATTCGTGGCAAGGTGCATTCAGGATATGACAGAAAAGATATTTCTCGTATGTTATCTAGAGTGTCTGAGTCACAACCCAAAGAGGAATCTTTTGTGTTACCTGTCTATGTAACAAATGCTATTGAAGATAAAAGAATGATATACTTTTTACATAGATGGAATATTCCTGTAGATGCTAAAGTATTGTACGATATTAAAGATGATCGTGCTGTGTTTCCTATCTACAACGAAGAGGGTGTAATGATCGATGCCATTGGACGTAGTTTGTACAAGACGTTGCCTAAGTGGTTAAGGTATGGTGGTAAGGCACTTCATTACACTCTCAAACCTACAGAGAAGAAGAGCATAGCTGTGCTTGTTGAAGATGTTGTGTCAGCTATTACAGTGAGTATGTCCTTCCCTCAAGCTGAAGGTGTGGCGATACTAGGCACATCTCTAAGTTACGCACATAAAGAGTTTATGCAAAGGTACGATAAAGTTATGATTGCTTTAGATCCTGACGCAAAAAAGAAAACACTTGCATTTACAAAAGAAATGCGTAATTATGTCGATGACGTTGTAGCTATTAATTTAGTCGATGATATTAAATATAAAAAGGACACAGATATGAACACCATCAGAAGGACTATTGCATCATGGAATTAAGTATTATTAAATCATTAATGAATTTGGACTTCTACAAAGACCATAAAGGTATGAAGTGTCCAGATAAAATATTCTCAAAAGAGATACGCAAGATTAAACAGACTGTCGATCTCGCAATGGAGAAGTATAAAAAGAATCTAACAGTTGATGAGATTGTAGCTTTGTTTATGTCACACAATCCTACGATGACAACTGCTAACAAACAGATGTACACAAGTTTGTTTCATAAGTTAGAAAAAACACAGGCTATGTCGCAAGAGGTGGCACGAGATGTGCTATCTAGTTTGTTCAGGCAATCGTTAGGTGAGGAGATTGCTAACATAGGCTTTGAGTACATTAACGGTGCAACTAACTCACTTGAGCCATTGAGAAGTATTGTGGATCATCACAACGATGATTTCTTGCCTACGATGAAAATAGATTGGGCAGATATTAGTATGGAGACATTACTAAGACTCAATGACTTAGAAGCTAAGTGGAAGTTTAATCTAGTCACATTAAAAGATAAGATTGAGGGCATCAGTGGTGGTCATCTTGTTCTTGTGGGTGCTAGACCTAACACAGGCAAAACGTCTTTCCAAGCATCTATTATAGGCGGCCCTGATGGTTTCGTAAATCAAGGTGCAAAGTGTATCATATTAACAAATGAAGAAGCATATCATAGGGTGGGTGCAAGATATATGTCTGCATCTACAGGTATGTCACTCAAAGAGATACGAGACAATCCATCGAAAGCACTTATGTTATATAACAAAGTAAAACCTAGTTTGAAAGTGTATGACTCTACAGGTAAGGATATGCATTGGGTTGAACACATTGTTAAATCCTACAAGCCTGATATTGTTGTCTTAGATATGGGTGACAAGTTTGCTGTACGTAACAGTGACAAGCCTGACGTGTACCTAAAAGAAGCGGCCATTCATGCTAGAAACATAGCTAAGATTTATAACTGCGCTGTCATTTGGATGAGTCAATTATCTGCTGAAGCAGAGGGCAGAGTTGCACCGAATCAGTCTATGTTAGAGGGATCTAAGACAGGCAAAGCGGCTGAGACAGACTTGATGTTGCTACTATCTAAAGATCCTATGGTAGAGGGCGAGGTTGAGTCAGATATAAGACACATTGTTGTATCTAAGAATAAATTAAATGGGTGGCATGGTACAGTTACGTGTCGCTTAGATAAAGATAAATCACATTACATACCTTGAGGATGATATGAAATTAGTAATTGATGTAGAGAATACTGTTACAACTAGGGATGGCAAGTTGCATTTAGATCCTTACGAGCCTACGAATACATTGACAATGGTGGGTTTAGGTAATGCAGACACAGAGGGAGAGCCTCATGTTTTTACATTTGATCATGCAGATATGCCAAGCCAAGATGCGACTAAATTAAAAGCTATACTTAAAAAGGCTACATTAGTTATCATGCACAATGCACAGCATGATTTACAGTGGCTATGGTCTTGTGGGTTTGATTTTGATTGTGACATATATGATACGATGTTAGCTGAATATATCTTATGTAAAGGACTTAAAAAGGGGGGTGTATCACTAGAGAAGTGTGCAGAGAGATATAATTTAGCTTATACTAAACAAGATACACTTAAAGAATATTTTAAGAAAGGTTATACAACTAGAGATATACCTCATGGTGAGTTATCTGATTATCTTAAAACAGACATTAGAGTAACAAGAGCTTTATATAAGACCTTATGTAAGAAGTATGAGGACAAAGAGAACAAGTCTCTACATACTGTACTTACTGTAGCCAACAAAGTTTGCAAAACATTAACTCGTATCTACATGAATGGTATGCAAGTTGATACAGATGAATTACAAAGAGTGAAGCAAGAGTTTGAAAAAGAGAAGATAGAGATTGAAAACAATCTACAAATGCAAGTAAGAGAACTCATGGGCGATACACCAATTAATCTTAATAGTCCTGAACAGTTATCACAGTTAATATATAGTCGTATTGTGATTGATAAAAAAGTGTGGGGCGAAGAATTGTTTAAGTACGCAAAGACTAATTCTGATTTTAGAAATTGCATAGGAAGAAATACTTTTCCTGTGTATAAGACAAAAGCTCGACAGTGTGAGGAGTGCAAAGGTGAGAAGAAGATATTTAAAGTTAAAAAAGATGGCACGTTATTTAAGAAAGCAAATATATGTAAGACTTGTATGGGTAACGGCTATATTCTAGAATCGACAGGCGTTAAAGGTGGGTTGCAATTTAATCCTTTAGGTAAGAGTTGGATCAGTGCCAATGGCTTTTCGACATCTAAAGGACATTTAGATAGTTTAGAGAACTTAGCCTTATCTAAAAATCATGTGCAACAATCTAAGTTTATTGCTGATGTGAAGCGTTTATCTGCTCTTGATTCATACTTGTCCTCTTTTGTTCAAGGTATTGAGACATTTAAAAAGCCTGATAATATGTTACACGTAGGTTTAACACAGACAATAACATCTACAGGACGTTTTAGTGGGCGCAATCCTAATATGCAGAATATGCCTAGAGGTAGTACGTTTCCTGTAAAGAAAGTATTTGTGTCACGTTGGGAAGGTGGTCAGATACTTGAAGCTGACTTTGCACAGTTAGAGTTTCGTGTGGCCGCTTACTTATCACAAGATCCTGTAGCAATTGAAGAAGTGAAGACAGGCTTTGATGTGCATAGTTACACAGCAAAAGTTATTACAGGAGCAGGTCAGCCTACGAGCCGCCAAGTAGCGAAGATGCATACATTCGCCCCGCTTTATGGAGCTAGTGGGTATGGCAGAACACAAGCTGAAGCAGCATATTATAAGCATTTTAATAAGAAGTATGTTGGCATAGCTAGATGGCATCAAAAATTAGCTGATGAAGCTCTTGCCACTAAAAGGATTGTTATACCGTCTGGTAGACAATATTCATTTCCACAAGTTGAAAGGAGAACAAATGGCGTAACATTCTTCACTATGATTAAAAATTATCCTGTACAAGGTTTTGCTACAGGCTGTATTGTTCCAATTATTTTGTTGGAATTTGAAAAAGCACTTGACAAGCTACATAGTTGTCTGATAAACACTGTACATGATTCGATTGTAGTCGATGTACATCCTAACGAGGTGGATAAAGTGATAGCGGCAGTTGCACACCTAAACTCAAATCTGCACGACATTATCCACCATTACTATGCTATTGATTTTAATGTACCTTTATTATTAGAAGCAAAAATAGGAAAGAATTGGCTTGACACGAAAGAAATTTAGTGTATAACTATAGTTTCTATTAAGTCAGAAAGTGAGGATATAATGACTGAAACAAATTTAGTAACAAAAGATACTGTTGGCAATTTTAATATGATGTCAAAGGTGATGGGTATTAGCACAGAGGGTGATAATTCTGATTCTAAAACATCTACACTTGCCAGAGTAAAGATTATTCATGCCCCTATTATGGGTATAAAAACCATTGATGGTGAAGAGACAGAGACAGTGGTAGTCAAAGCTGGCTCTTATTCTGTTCAGATGCCTGATGATAAGATTATCTACGCACCTAAACTATCAATACGTCCTTTTATGCAGAGGTTTATGTATAAGAGGTATGTGCAATCTACTGATACAGATACACCAGGATATTTTGTCAAGACTACGATGGCAGATAATTTAAATGGTGACTTAAAAGACACAGTGGGTGGCTTTAACTGTGGTAAGCCCGCAGGATATATCAAAGACTTTAAAGCATTGAGTGAGGATATGCAAAAGAAGATTAAGACAATTAAACGTGTCAGAGTCATCTTTGGCCTCGCTACACTTGATAAGCCTGTTGATGAAGAGGGCAAGAAACTAAACGAGCCTTATGAAAACATTCCTGTTATCTTTGAAGTGGACAACAGGACTAGCTTTAAAACTTCTGGTGAGCCTTTTAACACCCTAGCTAAACGTAAGCATCTTCCTATTCAGCATTCAATTGACTTCAAGACAGAAGCACAAGAGATTGCTACAGGAGCTAAGTATTATACCGTTGTTGCTACTTTAAATGGTAAAGCGTTAGATGTTAATCCTGAAGATGCTGAAACACTACAGTCTTTTGTCGATTGGGTTGAGAACTATAACTCCTATGTTATTACAAGCTACGATGAAAAACGTGGCAGTAACATGACTGAAGACGATATTGATTTAGTCGATGCCTTTTTAGAAGATGAGGTAGCCTAAATGAATCATCCTGTTGAACTGTTGATGCAAGCATATCTAAAAGATATCGTTGGTCACAAAACTAAAATGAGTAGCGAGGTTATTGAAACAGTTGTCAATGACATTAGAGATGCTTTACATCGACAGTTTGCAGGAGAAGCACGACAAGAGTTTAGGTTACGTCCTTCAAACTTAGGTAGGCCCAAATGTCAACTGTGGTTCGATAAGAACAAACCTAGTGAGACATCTGAGTTGCCCTCTAACTTTGTCATTAATATGTTTTTAGGTGATGTAGTTGAATCTATTTTCAAAGGCATACTAAGAGCTATGAAAGTAGAGTTTGAAGATAATGGTAAGATTGATATTGATATTGAGGGTCAAAACATTAGTGGTGAGTATGACTTAATATTAAATGGTAAGGTCGATGATGTTAAGTCAGCATCTAACTGGTCATACAAAAACAAGTTTGCTAACTACGAATCGTTAAGAAACAATGATTCTTTTGGCTACATACCACAATTAGCAGTATATGCTGAAGGTACAGGAGCTAAAGTAGGTGGTTGGTGGGTCATCAATAAATCAAATGGTGATTTTAAATATGTGTCTGCATCTGAGATGGACAGAAAAGAAGTTATGAAAAGTGTCAAAGACACAATTAATTATATAAATAACGATGAACCATTTGAAAGATGTTTTGAACCTGAACCTGAAACGTATCGCAATAAACCATCAGGCAATCTAAAGTTACCTAAAGAGTGTCACTTCTGCAAATATAAGCTAGACTGTTGGGAAAACATACAGGAATTACCTTCTAAAGTGTCTCAAGCTAAAGAGCCACCAATGGTTGAGTATTTACACGTAGCATGAAAAGGAGAAGACACAACAAAAGAAAGTATCGTAGTGGACTTGAGGAGCAAGTTGCTAAATTTATAAAGGAGCATGAGTCTTGTGTTCGCTACGAAGAGTTTAAGATTAAATGGACAGACGTGCGTTTTAGAGTGTACACACCTGACTTTGTATTAGATAATGGCATTATCATAGAAACGAAAGGTCTGTTTACAAGTGAAGATCGCAGAAAACATATTGAGGTAAAAAAGCAACATCCTGAATTAGATATTCGATTTGTCTTTACAAATGAAAGAAGTAAACTATATAAAGGTAGTAAGACAACTTATGGTATGTGGTGCGAAAAGAATGATTTTAAATATGCAACAAGGGTTATCCCTATTAAATGGTTAAAGGAGAAGAGATGCAAATAGGCTTAGATGACTTTGCTTTAGTTTTATCTTGTAAAGATGACAATGAGGGCAAATGGACAGGTGATGTTGATATTCATATGTACTACTCTGCTGATAATAAGTATGACACAGCAACTAGAGAAATGATTGTCAATATGATGTCGCTTATGAGTACGTGCGTAACATTAATGGAAACAGACGAAAAGTTCTTACAGCTTGTATATAATGAACGTAAAAAATTAGAAGCTAACAAAGTTGGGAATGAGTTACGTAAACAAGATAAACTAGAAAAGAAAGTAAAGAGAGATCCTAAGATTATATCGAAAGAAGGAAATGTAATCAAAATCAATTGGGGTGCAGTATGACAGAATTATTTAAAGATAAAGAAATATTTTCAGGTGAATATGGTATTCAAGAGGATGCCGTAAATCATCCTAGTCATTATGCTAGTGGATCTATTGAGTGCATAGATGCTATGGAAGCAATGATTGATCAAGGCCGAAATACTAAAGTTAATGTTAGTGGACACGTATATTACTTATGGCAAGTCATATTTAAATACATATGGAGATGGCCTTTTAAAGATAAGCCTGTAGAAGATTTAAGAAAAGCTAGATTTTATCTAGATAGAATGATTGAGAAAGTGGAAAAAGAAAGTGAAAGTTAAAGTATTTTTAATGCTTGACATTGACGAAGAAGAGAATATACTGCCTGTAGATGAAGATACAGAAGAA